GCCCTCGAGCTCCACTCTCCCGAAGTTGGGAACCAGTCTTTTCTCGAGGGTGATGGATTGCGAGAAGGTGAGAGGATCGAGATACGCCGCCACTGCATCCACCAGACCCTCTTGAACTCCAGCCATTACGCGATCTCCCTGGTGTGGATTCTGATTATCAGCTCTGACTGATCTGTGTACTTCCACTGAGCCTCAGAGCCCATGGCAAGAACTGCCAGGACTCTTGAGCCCTCTAGAATACGATCCCCTTTTCTAGGAAGAGACTCCTCGCCACCAAGCACAAGCTTGGAGGCAAGCACAAGCCAGTCCCTTGAGCGCACGGACTCAATCACCATGCCATCTTGTTGGATGTCGTGTTGTGATCTCCCAGGCACTGCCTTGGCTATCACTACAGACTGGCTCAAAGATGGCCTTTCATAAATGATGTCTATGCCCTGCACTGCCTGCATTGCCTTATAGGCATGCAGGACAGCTGCAGAAAAGGGAGTACTCATATTAGGAGAGCAAGGCCTCTGTGGATCCGATTCGATCAGTTACCACAACAGGAATCCCGAACGCCTCAGTTGGGAATGGAGCGGGTGCTCCAGTTGGGTTGGTAGCTGTTCGTGATCGTTGGAGCTGACCATGGCTTCTACGATTCATCACAATATGAGTAGGACCTCGAGAGGCTGGGAACTTTTCCAGGCCTTGCGAAATCAAGCTATCTGTGAGCCCCTTGCCACTGTCAGCAGTCAGGTTGCAAATGCGGACAGCGCTGTAGGTGGTGCCAAGCTTCACGCCTACCCATCCCAAGATTGGGTGGAAGTAGGCTGGAAATCGGCCAGTGCTCGAGCCATCTCTCTCAACGATCTGGCGCTCACCGATTGTGATCACACCACTCTGGCCCCACAACAACTGGAGATCCTCTTCCCCAGTGCGAATGAGCCAGCAGCTGCTGCCAGTGTTGGCTGTGGTTCCACCAGCATTGACCACCTGAGCATCAGCCAGTCCATCAAGGTTGGTTTGGTTAGCCAAGCCAGAGAAGCCAGTGGACTGGCCACCAGTGCCAGTACCATAGAAAATCTGCTCTTCCACTTCAGCCATTGCTTGCATGAGATGGGCAAGTGCTTCGACTCCCATGATGTGATCCACACCGCGCTCATCAGCTTGAGCAGCTGCAATATCGACCCCGAATGACGCATCGAGAACAGCCAGCGTGTTGGTGACCTGAATGTAGGTCCCCTTGGTTGTTTCGATACCATCATTGACAGCACGAAAACCAACTGCAGGGTTGGCGGTTTTCTTGTTGTAAACGAAGGTATTGCTCTTCACAGTACGAGCCGCAAGGACACGCAACAGAGGTGCATCATCGAGCACATCTGATACCATCATATCCATATCGACCTTGTTAAATACCACCACATTGGCGCTTGTTAAGTAGCTATCAGCCATCTGTATTCTCCCAAAAAATTATGCGATTCTGTCTATTGAAAAATGAACTAAATCACCCTGATTTAGTTGCTACCAAAAGCAGCAGCCCACTTGGCCACCTTAGGCTCAGCACCTTGAGCCGACAGCTCAGCTGCCCGCGCCTTGGCCTTCGCTTGTGCATCAGTTAGCTCCACCTTAGGAGCTGAGCTGAGCTGCTCTGTCTCACCCGAAGCCTTGAGGGCTGCATCGAGCCGAACCTGCAGAGCTTCATTCTCAGCTCGCTTGGCTGCCAGCTGCTCACGAACCTCATTCAATTCGACTGCGAAGCATTCCGCCATCGGTTTGCCCTCTAGATACCACTTGGCACCTCGATCACCGAAGGCCTCCATGTATGGCTTAGCAGCATCGATAGACAGCTGGCCAGCAGGTTCCGCAATTGGAGCAGCTGGAGCTGTTTCGGTTGCTGCATTTCCTGCCAGCACTTCACTCATAATGTCTCTTCCATAATGTTTGGAAAGAAAGGAGCACATACGATTAACCACCTCCACAGGCTCCCGATCTGCGAAGTGTGTTTCTACTATCCAGCTTGTGAGGGCTGGAAGCCCTGCTGGGCTTGTCATGTCGAAAAGGCCTCCTCGAGTTGCTGCTGGATCATCAACGAAGTCTACAGCCCTAAGGCCATCGAGCCTGAGAGGGATAACCTCTCCTTCAGGTACGTCAGATTGCATCACCTTGGCCAGCATGGTGGCAGCAGATACCCCGAATGCCTCAGGATCCTCTTCAGCCAGATCCATGATGTAGGTGCCAAGATCCCCATTCGGTGTATTGAATGCAGAATCGGCAATCTGAATGTCAGCAAAAACAGAGTCACCATCTCTACGGAAATCTTGCCACCTGCCAAGATACTTCCCAAAACCATCATCGCTCATCGAAGGATGGGTGAATCTAGCCTTGGTCCCTTTGTTGGGTGCATTGCCGAACTGCACAAGCTGAGCGAGTGTTTTATCGTCCACTTCCCAGGGACGATCATCATTGACCTTGCCCAGCTGCATCACCTTCACGCCATTGATACGCTTAGCAGCTCTATCCACTCCACCAACTGGAGCACCTCTTACAGCCATTGTGCGAAAATATGCATTGCTCATTCTATTGGATCCTCTCCCGTTTTGTCTTGTTGCATGCTATCCACCCCAGCCCCATGAGTTACAGTGGCCATGCCATCTGGATCGAAGCCCTGCTCGAGAAGAAAGGCATCTTCCTCCTTGAGCTTCCTCACTACGTCCCTCCAGTCATCACCGAACCTCTCGCGCCTGATCTCTGACCTGGTTCGAAGCTTGGATTGAATCGCCTTGATATCGCCATCTATCTCCTTCGATGGATCCCACCATGGCATACCGCTAGGAATCCAGTCCCAGTGCAGATCATCTATCCGATAGCCTGCTGGCATATCAAGAACACCCTCACCTATCCACTGCCCTATTTTCCAGACAGTGATCCGATCCAGCATCTCCTGAAGATCTGCTCTCTTATCCTTCACGCTCTGGAGATACATCAGCAAAGCAGATCTTGACCCGAAGAAGTTTGTGTAGGCCTCATCGTAGAAGCTCCAAGGGATATCAAGAGCCTTGAGCGCGGCCTGCAGGCTCATCGTCAAGAAGGCCTGGAATTCTGTGGATGGGTGCTTGCTCTCGAGGAATTCCATCTTATCCCCAGGATCCAGCTCCACCTTGACTGGCCCGCGCCCTAAATCGATCTGATACCCATCAGCCTCCTCCTCATCATCGGTATCAGCCATCTCCTTGGTGATAGCTAGGGCGAATAACTGAGTAATCTTGGCCTTGGCTCTTGCGTAGTCCTTAACTTCCATACAGTCTTGGAACTCAGGGATAGCGCTCACCATAGGGCTTACGCCTCGATACTGATCGAATGAATCGAAGTAACCCAGCTGGATCACATTGGAGGCAGCCACATCTCTCTCTTCAGCGTAGGTGCCATCAGCATTGCGCTTGTGAATCTGGATCCTCTGGAGCTGGCCAGCATTGCCTACCTTTACTCCATGAACCCAAGTATCTGAAGCCTCTTTTTTGCTTGGGTCTCTGACCCGATCACCTTCGATGGCCTGAAGCCTTCCATCTGCATACTTAACCAGAAATACATCACCATCTAGAACCCTTCTGGCCTCAGCAAGTCTGAGCATCTTTCTCAGTGAATGCCTCTGGGCTGTATCGCAATTGATAGGCCTAGCCCACCATTGCATCAGGGCCTCAAGCCTCTCATTAAATACAGGGTCCTCAGTGCCAGCCTGGAACGTGAAGGTTGAAACAAAGTCCAAATGCTTACGCACTGCCCAAGCAGCTACTGAGTAGTTTCTCCAAAGCTCTCGAGCCCCCTCAATAACGCGCTTTCTCTTGGTAGTATCAAGAATAGCATCACTACTCTTGATCGTAGTACCAGGATCCCTTCTCTGGTTGCTTGTCTCAGCAGCAATATAGCGACCAAGGAAGCCCATCATTCTGTTTTTGGCTTGCTTGATCATCCGTGAGAGTTGCCCAAGTTGAAGGTGGTGAATCGCGATTTAGATCTGGAGTACCTTGAGACTTGCTTACGCCACCTCTCAAGCTCCTTTACTGCATCATTCCGCTGGAATTGCACAAAGGCACCATCGATACTCACAGAGAACACACCAGCACCACTGGCCAGGTGTTCCTCGAGCTGAGTAACCATGCTCTTGGCGAACTCAAGTTTTCTTTCTCGTTCTGCGCTCATGCTCATAATTGAACATCCACTAGAGGATCACTGAATCTTTACAGGCTGATTCACTACAGATTCTGGAGAGATAGGCCATATTTCTCTGAGAGTAAAAGAACCCTCACAAGCTTTGCATCGAACATGGAAAAGCTTGATCCTGGCTCCATCATGCTCAAGCTCATGATAGGCCCCTGCCTGTTTCCTTGTCCCTGCAGCCTGCTGGCAGTGAGGGCAGATAGGCATTGTGATTGATACTCTCTGCTTCTTGCTCATAAGTATTCCACCTTCCTGGATCTCTTGACTACTGCGACTCGATCACCACTGCCTTGCTGATGGGTGCTCCAGGGTTGCTCTCCTTCGATGGGCTCCACCTGATGGGCTCTCGATCTCTTAACCTTCCTGCCTCCCTCGCTGGCAAGCTTGCATCCTTCAGCGCTTGCTGCCACACATGAGCCCACCAGGCAATCTAGCCAGTGGTTATCAGGCCGATCTGGCTTGAGCTTCCACTCATCGATCTCTCTACCCTTGCCCTGTGTTCTCACTGAGTACTCTGCCTTGATATGCTTTGCTATGCTGGCATGCTCATGAGGCTGAGCCTGGTAGAGCACCAGGCTGCCAGAGGTTCCTGGCTCAGTGGCAAGCCTCGAGTGGAGAAAAGACTTCCAAAAGTTTGTATCGAAAAGAATATGCCTGATGGGTGAATCCTTGGCCCGATCATACCTCCAGTGCATTCCAACAGTACGCCCCATCCTCTTTACGTGATGAGCATTGAGAGGCTCAGAGCTGGCAGTGATTCCCTT